TGAAATTACAAATACTGGGCTAGTCGGTGACTTAAGACTCGCACAGATGATCTCTCAAGAAATCAAATTATTACTAAAAGACTCCGTAAACTTGCGTAATACCCCTTTCGTAGACTTCTGTGGAAGTATTAACGGAATGGGCTCGGATACGATTCGAGTACGGCAGGCATTCCTCGATGGTGAATCGGGTTTTTCTGCTTTTACTGGTGTAACAGAGGATAGCGCAGTATCTAACAAGGCTCTTGTAGATGCTCATGTTGATATCGTATGTAAACGACAAAGTTTAGCGTACGCGATTACTGATCTCGCTTCTATGACTGGAATGGGCCAAGATATTGATCCTTTCCGTATCGCAGAGCATATCTCACGTTCTTACGATGCTTTGTTCGCTAATCTTACTGCTGCTTTGTTCGGTGGTTTTACTGCTCAAGTCGGTAGTACTGCTGCTTTAACTGTAGATGTATGGGTATCTGCTATCCAAGCCTTAGAGGCTGCTGATAGTAACAAAGGAGCCCCAGGCCCTTACGTATGTGTCTTACATCCTGCACAGTTCGCAGAATTGCAAGATGGTATCCGAGGAGAAACTGGAGCCGTAGCTTACTCTCCTGCTTCTTTCGAGGCTATCTCTGCTAAAGGTTCACACTACAAAGGTTCTTTTATGGGTGTTGAAATCTATACTAGTTCTTACGTAACAGATAACGGTTCAAACTATGCCGGAGCAATGTTTTGCCCTGGTGCTATCGGTTACGCTACTGGTATGCCTGCTGCTCTTCCGGGTGCTGTTGAAGCTCGCGCGATGGGTGAAGTAATGGTAGAGATGGATCGCGATGCTACTAAAGCATTAACTAAGGTTGTAGGTCATGCTTATATCGGTATGGCAATCTTGGAAGATGCTCGAGGAGTAGAGATCGCTACTTTGGTATAATCTTTCCTATGGTTGGATGGGGGCTTCGGTTCCCATCCTTTCTTTTATAAACTTAAATGAGGTACAAAAATTATGAGTTTTACTCCACAGCCTTGGGCTCCAATGCAAACGAGCCAAGATACACTCCTTCCGGAGCAACCTAACCACCCCTTCTTTTATAAGTGGCATCCGAGTAATTGGCTCTTCCATTATTTCGATACAGAGGTAACGAAGGGAAAGAGTACAAAGATCGAACGGAAGGGATACTTTATTCCATCGATTAGAATGGAGCGAATTGTACCCGGTGTTAATGGAGTACACCAAATAAATGGAGAGATGGGTAACCCAGGATCTCGGATTGGAAAACTACAACAACAAGGATGGATCTATCTCGAAGCCGGTAAATATCAATACGTACACCAATATCGAGTTAGAGGTGGTAGATATCATTGTCCTAAATGGCAATCGGTTAGAGTAGTAGGTAATCGAGTTATAAAGAACTTCGATAGAGATGCTTTCTATAAGTGGGGAATCTCTCTAGTATTAGATGGAACGCTCCAACCTGTAGAGCCTCATTTCTGGGAACTGGAAACTCTTACCCATAATAAAACGATCGGAAGATTACAGAATACACAGCATATTCCAGAGATTAAACAGAAGATGGAAGAACACTACAAAATAAGGAAGGATATGCTATCCTTTATCGAAGAGTTCAATCAAAAAGGACTCGAAATTTACAACGAGATAAAATAATGCCTACTAGCACCCCCTATGCTCCACAGATTAAGATCCCAGAGTTATTCGAGAGAGGGATAAGTAATACTTCTACTCTTCCTATCTATCGGGAGGGGGTGCTCGCAGTTCCTACAGAGGTTCGATATACTCTCTATAAACCCAATCAAGAGAAGTTAATCGATAATGCCCTTGGTTCCTTTCCTGCTAATATTCCTACCTATGTTCATAGCCCTTCTATCTTGGACTCTAGCCTCACACTCGGAGAGGGATACCTCCAAGAGTGGAAGATTACAATTGTAGGAGAAGTATTTACTTTCCGAAGAATGGGAGCCTTAGTTCTTCGAAGGTTATATCCTGTAGTATCGGATGGAGATCTTACTGCTACGTACTCTCAACTCGAAGATATCAGACCATCCAATCTTACTTCTTATCAGACTTACATCGATGAGGCTTGGTACACGATGATCCAACGAATGAGAACCGAAGGAGGAGGATTAGAATATCTTGTAATGAGTGCAGAGGCTTTCCGGGCTGCTCATCAGAATCTATCTCTCTACTACATCTTCCGAGATTTCCATTCTAGCCTAGGCCAGAGTAACGGAAGATATCTAGATCTCGCTAACGAGCATTACTCACAGTATAAAGATGAGTGGAAGCAAATTAACTTTATCTATGATCAAAACCACGATGGCCAGAGTGCAAGCCCAGATAATAGAGTAGCCAAGCAGCCGGTAATCTTTCTTAATGGACAAGGTTCTTTTTCTCGTAGATTCCGGAGAAGATAATGGCACAATCTCTATCCAGTATCCGAAGAGGAATAGCCTCCAAGATCGAAGAGATCTCGGGCTTCAAGGAATCTAAGCATACTCCGGATTATTTTGGAAGAACGGAGAACACTGTAGCCCATCGAGCCTTCTCTATCTCTGTAGCAACTTCTACAGCAATGGAAGAGAGGCAACGCAGAGCCATAGGAGTATATCTTGCTACTCCAATACAAGTTCTATTTTCTTATCGGTTAAGACCTCTCGATATCTATCCTACGGATTACGATGCTTCTCTTGATGCAGAGGAAGAGGTTATTAACAAGGTACTCGAAGCCTATACTACGGATAATCAGTTTACTATCCGATACACTGGATCCGAGAGAACTGTAACAGATTCCCAAGAGTATATTATTCTAACTTTATCGTTCAATATTCTACACACTATTTAACCATATCGGATACAATAGTAATCATTATCCCCGGAGGCCATTATGGCATATTCAACAATACCCAAGACTAAGCGCGATGGAGTTATAACTCTTCTCGATGGAACTGGATCCCCTGTAACTCTCGAAGTAGCCTACGAAGATGGTAACTTTAGCTTCTCAGATCCTCAGCAGTTCTCCGAGCTAGTGGTTATGGATCGTGGTAACTTCGCAGCAATCCGTAAGCAAGATGAGCAAACCAAAACTGGAAGTTTTTCTTTCCACTTCAGACAGTTTACAGATGCATCCGAAGCAGGATCTATCCGAGATTTTATCTCTCAATCCGGATTTTATAATGGGAACATCTCTACCGGGTTAACTGGTGTCCCATATGTAGAACACTACACTATCGATGTTAAATATTTAGCAGATAGCCCAGATCCTGCAGAAGCAGATCATATCGTTACACTTAGTAAGTGTATATGCTCTTTGGACTTCTCAGAGGGAGATCCTTCTGCGTTCACGTTGAATTTCACTTGCTACGGTGGTTTAACTGTAGCTTAATAGCATCAGGAGGTACTATGCTAGATCTAGGAAAACTCGGAAAGCATGAGGGGAAGATTCCTTCCTCGATTGCTACTTGCTTAGACTTTGTTTCTATCTGGGGCTCAAGTCCCAATAGAGCACAACTCGGAAGGCTCTGCGCTGCTGCTATAGCTGTATCGGTTGACCATGCGAGGATACTACCTGCTTATCCTGTATCGAGTGGGGATCCAATAGCCTACGGTTATAAGATCTTAGATCGATTAATGGATAACGGAGTAACTCCTGCGAAGATCTACGAGATGGGCTCTGCTCTACTTCTAGAGATGATGAAGGTAATCCCAAGCGAGAAAGAGGTAGAAGAGAAAGCAAATTTTTTGCAAGTGGGAGAGGAGGGTTAGATCTCCTCGCTTTAAGGATTGCTCTGCGATGGGGAGAGCATCCCTTATGGTATTACTCTCTCCCGGAGGATCTACAGATATCTCTACTCGCAGAGTATAGATTATCCAATGAAGATTCGAAAGATAGGCAAGATAGACAAGAGCGAATAAAAAGGGCTAGAATGGAGGAGATGCTTAGCAAGGGTAGAACATGAATAGACATACAACCAGAAGAGCCGGAATAGAGATAGATACAGATCTCCAAGAGTTCTATACAGGCTTCCTAGATAAGATCGCTCCCAATGCTCGCAAGATCCTAGAAGATACCCTTAAAAAGATCGAGATCGATGCAAAAGATAATTGGCCAGTAAGACAGCCAGAAATAAAAAAAGATAGAGAAGATAACGTAACTTCTATAAAAATAGTATCGAAGGGATCTTGGAATATGTTCGAGAAAGGATTTAGAATATTATCGGATGGATCCTTCGAGGCTTATCTGTGGAATCGAGCCCCATACTCTTGGGCTATAAAGTTCGGAGAAGATTCTAAAAATAACAGAGGCCAAGATATCGCTGTATCTAAAGGTAAGAAAGTAGCCAATGAGCTAATGATTAAACCACAAGAAGAAGCAGTAGATCGGATTGTATCTGCTCTCGCTGATGATCTAATACGGAGAATCTAATGGAAGAAAGAAGAAGTATATCGATCAGTTATAAGGCCGATTTAAAAGATCTGATATCGAAACTTAAGCAGATGCCGAACGTAACCGAGGCAGAAGCTAAGAAGATGGTGGCAGCGTTAGATAATCAATTACAGAACGCTGAGAAAGCAGCAGAAGAAGCCTCGAGGGCTTCCCAAGCAGCAGCAGAAGCAGCCTCTCAAGCAGCCCAAGAGGCAGCAGAAGATCTCGAGGGATTACAAGATGGGGCCGAGGATGCAGCTTCTAGATTCGAAGAACTTGGAGAAAGTACTGGAGATGTAGAAGGGGGATTTAGTTCTCTAGCTGATACTATAGGAATATTTAATCCAGAACTTGGAGAAAGTATTCAAGGCCTAGGAGATGCAGCAGCAGCCGGAGGAGGTCTATTAGAATCTCTAGGAAGTCTTAATCCTGTACTATTAGGAGGAACAGCAATCGTAGCAGGTTTAACGATGGCTTATTCTTCTTACGAGGCAGGAGTTCAAGCAGCGAAGGAGGCTACACTAGAACTAAGAGAAGCGAACGAATTACTCCAAATATCTCAAGGGGAATCCGAAGATAATATGGTAGATGCTGCTTCTAAATTACGCGAACTTCGAATGGAGTATAAGTTACTTACAGGTCAAATTACACAATATGAATTTGATCTCGAGAAAGCAGGGGAAGCAGCTAACGAAAGCTTTACAGAGAATATAAATATTTTAGATGACTCTATCGAAAATAATAAACTTCTACTCAAGTCTGTAGAAAGTTTACAAGGTGCTTATCTAAAATTAAAAGAATCTCCTGCTATGACAGAAGAAGAGATGGAGAGTATTAGACTCTTACAATTGCAAAATGATGAGATCGATAATCAAGTTAATCTAATGGATCGTGGATTAATGCAAGCAGCTCTCCTCGGAAAGTTAAGAGATGATCTAAGAAATAAGATCGCAACAGAATCGAAGATGGTTAAGGCAGTAACGGATATGCGAACCGAAGCCGTTAATACTGCTATGGATATGGTAACTCTCGAGAAAGAGCTAGCAGATGCAACGGAAGAGGCTGCTAACCAAGCAGAAAGAAGAGCAGAAGCAGCAGAGAGAGCCTTAACAGCAGAACAATTAAATAATGAAGCCTTAGAGGAAGCCTTCGCTCTAGTTGATGATATTCTAAAGGGTAAGGCCCTAGAAGAGCAGATGGATCGAGCGATGGCTGCTGCTTTCCTAGATGATGAAGGTAAAAAACAAATAGCCCAAGCGAAAGGATTAGAAGATCAGATTAGAGGCTTAGAGATGCTAGGCTTAGCAACTGGGAGAGAGGCCGAGGCTCAACTGGCAGCAATAGCACTAAGAAGAGCAGCAGAGGAAGATCTTAACGAGGAACTTCTAGCAGCAGAGGAAGAACTACAAGCACAAAGAAAGGAAGGAGCCCGAGCGAATTTAGATGCTATCTTTGAGCTTGGAGATGCTCTCGCAACTCTAGCAGATGCTAGAATGAATAGCGATGCGATAGATGTAGAAGCCCAGAAAGAGAAGCAGAAACAGATAGCAGAGATGGGAGAGATCGAGAGATCTGCATACGAACAGAAGCAGAAACAACTTAGAGCCCTATTTAGATTCGAGAAGGGTATGGCCCTTGCTAATGTAGCGATGGCTACAGCCGAGGCCATCATGGCAGCGCAGGCCCTTATCCCTCCCTTTAATGCTATCCAATCCGGAATAGCACTCGCTACCGGGATAGCTCAATCTGGGGTTGTTATGTCTCAGCAGATGCCTTCTTTCCATATGGGAGGGATGGCCCCGGATGAGGCTACAGCTCGAGTATTGCGAGGAGAGGCTATTCTGGATAGATCTACAGTACGCAGGATAGGAGGAGAGCAAGGAGTTAGAAATCTACAGCAGGGAGGCTCCTCTTCTACCAATACCGTAGTAATACAACCCTTTAAGCACTTCGGAAGGTTCGCTAAGGATCTAGGAATCTCGAAAGCTCAAC